TACACTTCTTAACTGAAAGATGTTTAATTACTCAAGGTGCTAACAACTTTATGTTAATGAAGTAAGCACTTATTATATTAAAGACCGGGGCTTCGGCCTCGGCCTTTTATTTTTATTAATTTTATTATATATTATATTATGGCAAAAAAACAAAAAACAGAAAAGGTAGAGGTACCTGTTGTTGAAACACCAATTGTTGAAACACCAAAACCTAAAAAAGTTGAAACTAAAAAACCTGAGTGGGAAATAAAAGATAGGGTTTATAATTTAAAAGGAAATAAAAGACCTATATCATATATGTTAAAAAGTTCTAATATATATTATTTTGACAAAGAGAAAGGATATGAAAGAGAACTTAAGTATTGTCAAAATCAAAAAACTTCTTTTGTTGATGAAATGCAAGGTGACCAAAGATTAGAGCATATTATCTTTAGAAATGGTAGTTTATACGTAGAAAAAGAAAAGACAACTTTGCAGAAATTATTATCTTTGTATCATCCTCAAAAAAATAAAAGTTATACAGAGTACGAACCTGTAAAAGAAGCAGCTAGTGAAATAGAAATTTTAGAATTAGAAGCTGATGCAATAGTTATAGCTAGGGAAATGGATATTGACTTAGCGGAAGCTATTATGCGTGTAGAAAAAGGTTCTGAAGTATCTAGCATGAGTTCTAAAGAACTTAAACGTGACTTATTGCTATTTGCTAGAAACAACCCTAGTTTGTTCTTAGAATTAGCCGCTGATGATAATGTTCAACTTAGAAATTTTGGTATTAAAGCTTCAGAGCTTGGAATTATTAAGTTAAGCCAAGATCAAAGAAGGTTTTTATGGGGATCAAACGATAGACCTATAATGACAGTACCATTTGATGAGCATCCATACACCGCTTTAGCACATTGGTTTAAAACTGATGAAGGTATGGAAATATATTCAAATATTGAAAAAAGATTAAATTAATCTAACTGTAGATGCAGTCGCTCTACGGGGCGATTGCAAACTACAAATTAAAAAGAAATTATGGCGGTAAGCGTAGACAAAGTATATCAAAAAGTTTTAGCACTAGCTAATAAAGAGCAAAGAGGTTATGTAACACCTCAAGAGTTTAACTTATTTGCCGACCACGCTCAAATGGATATTTTTGAGCAATACTTTTATAGTCTTAATCAAAAACAAAGAATACCTGGTAATCAATCTGAATATGCTGATATAGTTACTAATATTGAAGAAAAAATTAGTATGTTTGAAATGCACGACCAATCTGTTGGTATACAGGGTGGAAGTATTGTTTATATGAATCAGTTTTCTGATTTTTATAGATTAAATTTGGTTAAAGTTTCCTACATCAAAGGAGGTACAGGTTTTAAAACGGCAGATGAAATACAGTTGAATGAAGTTCAAAAGTATGAGCATTCGCCTCTTGGTATATATACAAAATCACAACCCGTTTACACTAGGCTTTCTACCGCTTCAAGTCCAGCCACTATTAAAATACATCCAGCCGTTGGTTCTTATACAAATCCTGTAACTGGTAATATTACTAATGATGTTGTTACAGTTAGCTATATAAGAAGACCTAAAGCACCAAATTGGACTTACGTTATTAGTAATAATAAAAATGCTTTGTACAATCCTTCAGCAGCGGATCATATGGATTTTGAATTACACTCTTCTGAAGAAAACAAACTTGTTGTTAAAATATTACAACTAGCTGGTATATCTATTAAAGATAATCAATTAACAGCAACAGCGACTCAACAAGAAGTAAAAAATATACAACTAGAAAATAAATAAATAAATGGGATTATTAGACGACAAATCAGTACCGCAATATTACCAGGGCAATGATCACGGTAATTATCAGTTTACTTCTTTAGAAGCAATTATAGCTCAATTTGAAATAGCTTATGTTGGAGAAGGTAAGATAATACCTAAAATGAAAAGAGCTGATATTTCTTTTCACGCAATGAGAGCGTTACAAGAATTATCTTTTGATACTTTTAAATCTATAAAGTCTCAACAAATAGATTTGCCACCATCATTAACAATGATTTTACCACAAGATTATGTTAATTACACTAAAATATCTACGGTAGATTCTGCTGGTATAAAACACCCTTTATATCCAACAACTCATACTTCAAATCCTTTTCAAATTTTACAAAACACCGATGGTACTTATACTTTTGGAGAAACTACAGACGTGGTTTTAGACGGTGGTTTTGAAGCTGATATTGAAGATAATTGGTTACACAGTATAGATTCTAGTAGTGGTGCTTGGGATGGTATTCAAACAACATCACCGGCTAATATTACTAAAACAAAACAGTTTTTTGAATATATTCAAGATACTGTACGTGTTGTTTCAGGAGAACTAGAATTTAAACATCTTTGGAAAGTAAAGCAGGGTATAGGTAGTAGATCTATGGCCGCCTGGCAACAAGTAGATGTTTCCACTCTTGATATTGTTAACTTAACAGCGACAGCTACGTCAGGTGCACAAATAACAGGAACAGTTGATGGTGTTGCTGGTACTGTGCTTTGTGGAAACGGTGTTGTAAGAGTTGGTCTTACTACTACAGATCCAAGTGTTGGATGGGTGCAACCAAATGGAGCAATAACAAATGCTTTGCAGCACACCAACGCTGATTCTGTCGGTTTTCCTGGTCCAAATCAAAATACTAGTAATTATGATTTAGGTTATTTAGAGTGGAGCGATGGTGCTGTTGAAGAAAAAGAATTAACAGGTATTGATGTAACATCTGTAAGTACTGCTTGGATTTATATACAAAGTTTTGCTCCTTGGACTACCGACGCTGTAACTGATGTAACTCAAGGTACAAATGGTGTTAATGTTTACGATGCTACTACTGGTGCTTTAGATATTCCAGGCTTAGGAATACAACCTTTAACATCGGTTAATAATACGCCTCAAACAAATACTGTAGATAATATTTCACTTGGTACGACGCAATCATCTACCCTTTTGCACGCTAACAATGATAAAAATTCATCAACTTGGAATAGCTATAAATCTCACAAGCCTTCTGAAAACAATATAAACGATTATCAAGATTATCAAAACGATATATATTGGCCTAATCAAGGGGAAAGATATGGTTTAGATCCTAAACACGCGCAAGTTAACGGATCTTTTTATGTAGATAATAGGCTAGGAAAAATTAATTTTAGCTCTAATATTTCAGGAAAAACTGTGATCTTAGATTATATAAGTGATAGTCTTGGTACCGATGCTGAAATGCAGGTTCACAAATTTGCCGAAGACGCTATGTATAAGTGTATAGCACACGCTATTTTGTCAACCTCTTCTTACGGTCAGGCATTAGTACGTAGATTAACAAAGGAAAAATTTGCAGCAGTTAGAAAAGCAAAACTAAGATTATCAAATTTAAAACTAGAAGAATTAACTCAAATACTTAGAGGTAAATCTAAGCACATAAAACACTAGTATATGCCGGAGATTAAAAATACTTTTTTACGAGGTAAAATGAATAAAGACCTCGACGAAAGATTAATACCTAATGGAGAATATAGAGATGCTTTAAACGTAGAAGTATCTACATCTGATGATTCTAATGTTGGTACAGTTAAAAACATATTAGGTAATCATAGGTTAGAAGATATTGTAGATACAAATATATTTACTTGTGTTGG